CAAGAACGGTAAGGAAATCGAAAATAGTCCTTACATAGCTTTATTAAAGCAGCCTAATTACTTTCAATCACAAGAAGACTTTTTATTCCAACAAATGTGGTTTTTATCAGCAACAGGCAACGACTACATTTACCAAATAAAAGCATTTCAAAACGATACACCTAAATCGTTGTATAACCTTATTCCTTCCGAAATAGACTTTAAAGAAACTTACAAGCTGAATAAGTTCGTAGTTACTGAACAGGATAAAAAGAAATTCGGGGATCAAACTATTAAATACAAGTTAGATAAGCAGGAATATAATATTAAGCTATCCGAACTTATTCCGTTGTATGATATGGCAAACGGATTAACTTGTAATTCTTTTTTTCGTTCAGAAAGCAGAGTAATGGGGTTAACCAAGCCATTGCAAAACATTGAGGAAAATCTAAAGTCTAAGAATAAGAATTTACAATTTAGTGCTAAGTATATCGGAACTAATAAATCAGATGGGAATGAGGCTTTATTACAGCCGGAAGACAGAACAGCAATAGAAAAGATTTTAGGCAGTAAAGACGTGCTTACAACAAATAAAAATATTTCATATACTCATTTAGTGAGCGATATGAAAAGGCTTTATCTTGATGAACAATTTGCCGATGATGCTAATAAGATTGTTTTAGCTTTTGAAATGTCTAAAGACGTAATCAACTACTTTGCCAAAGATTCAACATTTGAAAATCAATCGCAAGGTATAATATCTTACATTCAGAATTCAATACAAACGACTGCAAAAAATACAATGAACTCACTTTCTTCACAATGGGGATTGATTGAGAAAGGAGAAATGTTAGTAGCTAGTTACGACCATTTAGCAGCTATGCAGAGCGTTGTAAATGAAAAGATAAATAGTTTCAAAGCAATGCAGGAAACTATTAAAATCGGGTTAGAAAACGGCACGATTACGACATTAGAAGCAATCAAAATGAGCAACGAGTTTAAACTTAAATTAGGGTTATGAGCACAAAGTTAACACCCGAAGAAATAAAACGCGAGATTCTAAAAGAAGAGGCGCGTAAACAAAACGAAAAAAAACAAGCGTATATCAATAAAGCTAAAGAAATAAAGAAATGATAAAAAGCCATTACTTCCCAGATAAGTCTTTCGAAACAAAAGAAGACTTATTCAAAGAGTTAAAAGAAAACTTGGATTTCTTTATTGATAAGAAAAAGTCTGAGATACAAAAATCATGTGATAAAGGTACTGCGGTTAGTTGTAAATCTTTGGACTTATTGAAGTTTGAAGACCAATTGAAAGGAATTAAGATTGACGACAACTTTTATTACATCGCTGTTAATTCAACTAAAATATTGGATTCCCACGATGATTTGCACGTTGACGGTATTTGGAATAAATCTGTTAAAGAGCAGCAAGGAAAAGTTTATTTAGTTGCGGACCATGAATTATGTATTGAAAACGTAATTGTACGTAAAGAACATATCGAAATGTTTACCGCCTCAATTCCTTTTTCGATGTTAGGCAAGCCATACGATGGAAATACGCAAGCATTGATTTACAAGGTAGCTAAAAGCCAGGTTAAGAATGAAATCGTTAAAGAATGGCTAGATAGTGGGGATTCAATTGAAGCAAGTGTACGTATGCAATATGTAACTATTCTTTTTGCAATGGATTCAAACAATCCGGAAGATGAAACAGAAAAACGCAATTATGACGCGTATATCGACACAATAGCCAATAAAAATGAATTCGAGTACATTCCTTACTTCTTTATCATAAAAGAGGCTAAGAACGTAAAAGAAAGTAGTTTAGTTGTATTTGGAAGCAATCACACAACAGGAGTATTAAACACAAAAGAAGACGAGCCGGACGATAAGCCCACTCCATATAAAGAAGAGCCGGCAACAGAAGCCACTCAAACAATCGAACGTAGAAGAAGAAATTAATTAAAAAATTAAAAAGATGTTTACAAAAAAAACACAAGCGGAGATTGACAAAATGACTCCGGAACACGCTGAAGATTATTTCGCAGCAAAAGAGGCTTATGAGTTGACTCAAAGAGATGAGGCAATCAAAGCAGCTACTGAAAAATTGGAAAAAGAACTTACTGACACAATGAATAAAATGGATCAGTTAGGGCTTAAAATTCAAGAACTTGAAACTAAAGGGACTGTTGGTGAGGACAACGCTGTCCGTAAAGAGTTTGAGGCGAACAAAGAAAAGATTCGCTCTATTATGAAAGGTGGGCGTGAGGCGGTTGTAATCAAAGCACTTACTACAAGAGCAAGCGCGGTTAACAATCCCAATTTCTACGGTTTGCCAGACATTGGACAATTGCAGCACAGAGCAATCAGAGTAACTGACTTATTCATGAAAAAGAAAATTTCCGATGCTAACACAAATGGAATTATCACTTACATGGATTGGGATGCCGACACTACTGTAAGAGCCGCAGCAATGAGAGCAGAGGGTGCGTTATTCCCAGAATCAACTGCTAAATGGAAAAAAGGAAGTATTCCAATTGAGAAAATCGGTGATACATTGGTTGTTACAGAGGAATTCGGTGAAGATGCTCAAGATTTCGAAAACGAGTTAGTTCCCTTTTTGCAAACAAATATCGCATTAACTGAAGAAAACCAAATCTTCCAAGGTGGTGGCACTTCAAATGAGTTATTCGGTTTGGCTACGGTTGCTCCGGTTTACGTTCCAACTGCTCAAGCTATTCAAGATCCGACAATTTACGATTTGATTAACGCGGTTAAGGCTGACATTACTACCGGAACTAACTTTATGCCGGATTTCGTAATTATGAATGAAACTTGCTACAACAAGATGATTTCTACAAAAGACGATCACGGTAATTACATTCAGCCTCCATTTGCTGACAGACAACTAACTAATATTTCTGGATTAACAGTAGTTATTTCAAGCGTATTAGCTAATTCAAACGCAATGATGATTGGGCAACGTTCGAAAGGTGCAATCTACGAAAGAACAGGAATTGAATTGTCAGAAGGTTACACAGGGACTCAATTTACAGAAGATGAAAAAACTATCAAAGCTAGAAAAAGAATGGCTTTCTTGGTTCGTGACTGTGAAAAAGACGCTTTCCGTTATGTAACTAACATTTCTGGCAACTTAGTTACTTTAGGCTCTTAATTATGGCTAAGCAGTTAAAAGTAATATTCACAGAAGATTTCGCAACTAAGAAGAAAGGCGATATTTGCGAGTTTGGGTATTCTTTGGCTACTACGCTTGTAAGAGTTGATAAAGTAGCGGAGTTCTACAAAGAAAAGGCGAAAAAAGTATTTAAAAATAAAGAGTAATGAATATAATAACCTTAGGACACTTTCAAAAAGCGAATGTATTAAACATTCCGTTAAGCGTTTCTGCTCCGGTTGCAAATGCAGCTTTGGCAACGCCGGACAACACGGATTATTTAGATAATTTAATAACGAAAGTTGAGAAAGGCATATTACTAAACGCTCTACAATTAGATACGTATAATGAACTACAATTAGCGTTGGCGGATGACTTTGTTAATCCGTCATACGCTTCTTATAAAAAGTTAGTAGAAGGGGAAGAGTATAACGGTAAAGTTTGGAAGGGATTACAAGACGATTATTCTTTGATTGCTTTTAGAGTTTACGAATTATTCTTAACTGAAACTAACGAAAGATTAGCTAGTGCTGGCGCGGTTCGAGTTAATGTTGAAGCAGCTACTTTAGTAACTCCGGCTTACAAGATTGCAAATGCAAGTCAGGAATTTTACAAAGGTTATCAAAATGGTTACTGCTATTATCCGACTATTTATTTAGACGGTTTTTTTATTGATTGGTTTACTAATACAACAGACGTTTATGTTTCATTGTGGCAGTATATGAATGATAAAAAAGCAGATTTTCCACTATTCAACATTGATAAGTTTTTTATTTACGACGAATTGCAAGAAAAAAATTCATTTGGAATATGATAGTTTTTGAAGACCAATTAGCGCGATTAATTGAGGTTTTGCCTAAAATAACAGACGCAAAAAACAACGAATATCCTATTAATTTTAATTGGGGTACAGAGGAAGTTTTAGCTTCTTATTTAGCTTTAAAAGGAAAACTATCATTTCCTTTGGTTTGGTTGGTAGAAGGTGAAGATACAAACGATTTACGCGAGCCATCTGTTAGAAGGTCAGCAAGAATTGTAATATTAACCGAAAGCCAAGCGCCAAACGAATTTAATCCGTATCAGCATCAGTACGATTACGATGTGATATTGCAACCGATACTAGATAACTTATTACAAGCACTAACGCAAAGCGGAATAAGTAGATACGACAATCAGACATTTAGAACTAGAAGGGTAAAAAAATACTCTTTAAGGGAAGAAAAAAAGAACTTAGTATTTATCTGTAACGCTATTACTTTGGATGCAGACATTACGTTCAGCGGGATTAGTTCCTGCTTACAAACAATTCAATTCTAATTATTAAAAAAGATAAAAAATGGCAATACCTATCAATCAAAAGGACTGTGTTACAGTTCGCCACAATTTAGGCTTACCTGATTGCATTATAGAAAATGGAAGGCTTACAGGTTACATCTTAGTGCCTAAAGGATGGTCTTTAGATACAACTACTGACACTTTCGACAAAGCCTATGTAAACGATCAGATTCAACTTGGTAATTTCATTCCAATTTTGGGAGCTGTTGAAGCAACTAACAATACGCCGGAATCAACTACTGAGGAATTTCAAGGCGGTGTTTTATCGGTTGTTCGTAACGGACTACCTTACTACACTTTCAAATTCTTAAAAGGCGGTTGGAAATTCGCTAGTGCTTTATACACTTACAACTCACAACAAGCGTTTGATGTGTTATTTGTATTTAGTTCTGGAGCAATTGCCGGAGCAACAAGCGGAACAACTTTCACAGGCTTCGACTTGGGGATGTTGAATACTGGTACTTACATGTTTACTGATGGTTCTGTTTCCGCTAGTGTATCAGTAACAATGCAGTTAATGAACGAAACACAATTTAACAGAGATGTAGCGATTTTAGACGCTTCTGTTTTAGATTTCAACGTTAATACTGAAATTTTGCCTATTACTGATATTGTGTTAACCGCTCGCGCTGATGCTTCTGATGCAAAAGTTTACTTTAAGGCTCAATTCAGAATGAACTTAAATACTAATTTATTAGGAATTGCAATTGCAAATTTAAGATCATTTGTAAATGATGCTGTCGATGTTATTACTCCGGCTTCATTGTCTTATAACTCATTAACTGAGGAATACGAATATACTCCGACGGCTGTTTTGATTGCTTCTGACACGGTTGTAGTTCAGTTATACGATTCTGTAAATGTTGCTGATGCTGCTATAATCGGTACTAAGTACTACAAAGGAAAATCAAATACTGCTGTAACAGTAGCTTAATTGAAATGTAATTATTTAAAAGCGGTTATTAATTTAGCCGCTTTTTTTGTAACTTTAAAACAAAAATATATGCAAATATTTAACAAACAAATTTTCGGTGATGATGCTTTAGACTTTTGCAGTTGGAGCAAAGCAGAGCAAAAAGAATGGATTAAGAAACACACAAATCAACAATCGGACACGGTTATTGACGAGTTTTTAAGCAATCCTTTGAAGATTGGAGGAATGGAGTGTAAGAAATGCGGTGAAATGAATAATAAAATAGTACGTCATGACAGCAATATCAGCAAAGGAAATGCAGAAGAGAGTAGCATCGATAGCCTCAACGTCTTGGATAAAACCGAAGGTCAACGAGATGGTGGAGAACGACCAAAAGGCTTTAAAAGAAAGAAAGATTAACGAATTTGAATTCGGGTTAAGACCTAATAACAAAAAGATAGGTAAATACGAAAGTCAAGATTACGCATTTCGTAAAAATATGATGAATGGACTTGCCGGATTTGGAAATGTTGATTTAATAAATACTAAATATTTTAGTAGTAGTTTATTCGTTTTAAGTAATTCCGTCGGTTATATTTTCGATTCGCCAGCCGATTATAAAGATAGATTAGTTACTACTTATGGCAGGGATATTTTAGGGCTTAATCAAAAATGGTTTAACGATAGGCAGCAAAAAGTTTATGCGCCTATATTAATTTCAGATATTTCCAAAGTTTTGAATAAAAAATGATTATCTTTGATTTACAAGGATGAGGACGTATATTAATTTATGCGTCCTTTTTTGGTTTAATACACTTTAATTATGGAAAATTTAATAGACAAAGACCTTATTAAAAAAGTTAACGACGAATTAAAACAAGTTAAGTCTGTTTTAGATTTAATTATAAAAAATGAACCATTATTAAATAAATGGGGAATGTTTATTGAAATAAAACATAGTCAAGAAGATGCCGAAGTTTAACAGTGTAGAAAATATACCAGCGAAAACTTTCTTTGAAATACTCAAAACAAAGAACTATCAACTACTTTGCCCTAAACCCAGAGAAAAAGGCTTAGAACTTGTTTTTATGGCTATTTATGACGAGTTTTTCCTAAAGTCTGACAATGACGAGGCAAAAGAATATTTAAGGCTTACAAACGAAATAAACTTCCTTAAATACAAGATTATAACCTTAAAGCGTTCATTGCATTTTTACTACTACACAAAGACAACGGAGAAAATGCGTACTGACTTTGTAAAGGCTTTAAAAGATGGTTTTGATATTGTTTTGGATATGTCTGTAGATTTTACAGAGGAAGTTCATAGGGTTTTAACTATTGAAATAGGCATTATACAAAACGATTTATCGATGTTGGAAATGGATTTCGATGCAATGGTAAAACGATCCAAAGGCAAAGATTTTGATTACTTTGATAGTATAGTAGGGCTTTCAAATATTTTGCCAAACAATTCACTATTGAAAGAAGAAATGACACTAGCTACTTATATTTCATTGGAAAAAGCGGCTAAAAAGATTATATCACAGCAACAACAAGCAAATAAAAAGATTAAGTAATGGCAGAATTCGTTGAGATACTCAGTCCTAGTGCGTTAAAAGACCTAGAAAAAGCAAACGCTGAACTTTTAACAATGGTTGCAAACGTTAATAAAGTAGGCGCAGCAACTAAAAACATTTCAACTCCTTCCGGTTCGGATAGTGCCGTTAAGGAACTGACAAAGCAATATGAACAACAGGAAAAAGTGATAAAATCGCTTCAAACGCAGTTAACAAAACTTTCTGAAAAGCAAACGCAGCATAACAACACGACTAATAAATCTGTTCAATCAATACTTAATCAAAGTAAATCTTATCAGGATTTAGAGAAACAACGAAATAAAGCGATTGCGCAAATGGATAGAGAGCAGGCTAAACTTGCAGCGGCTCAAAACATTTATAATAAAACACAACAACAGTTAAACATTGTACAGGCAGCATATAATAATTTAGCAGCTAAAAAAGAACGTTATAATAATTTAACCGCACAGGAAGAGGCAAGGCTAAACACTCTTAGAGCAGTAACAGAAAAATATAATACTACTTTAAGAGCAGTTGACGCAACAGTCGGAAAACACACTAGAAACGTCGGAAATTATGCAAGCGCCTTTAATCCGTTAAGTAATTCCATTAATCAAATCGGGCGTGAGATGCCTGCTTTTGCTAATAGCGTTCAGACCGGATTTATGGCGATATCGAATAACTTACCGATATTCTTTGATGCAATGCAGAATGTTATTGCGCAAAATAAACAATTACAAGCAGAAGGAAAACCAACACAAAGTGTATTAAGTCAAATAGCAGGCAGTTTATTTAGTTTTCAAACACTTTTAACAGTAGGCGTTACTTTGCTTACAGTTTACGGAAAAGAAATAGTTAACTGGGCAGCTTCTTTATTTGGTGCTTCTGAGGCTTTAGACGAATTAAATAAAAATCAAAAAGAGTTTAATAAGTCAAGGGTAGAAGGTAGAAAAAACGCTCAGGATGATATTATTGAATTAAGAAAATATTTATCAGTTGCAAAAGACGTAAATGCAAATGAAGATTTCAGAGCAGAGGCTATTAAGAAATTACGCGCTCAATACTTTTATTACTTCAAAGATTTAACCGATGCACAAATTAAATCAGGTCAATATGGTGATGCTGTAAAAGATTTGACTAAAGCACTGGAACGCAAAGGGCAAATTGAATTAGCTACTGCTGCAAATGTCAGTAATAAACAAAGATTAATAGATTTAGAGCAAGAAGAGAAAAGCCAAAAAGCAGTTGTTAAACAATTAACAGAACGTGCAAAAGCATTATTTAAACTTAATGAGCAAGGTGGGGTTGATCCTCAAATATTATATAACGCTACAATTAACCAAACAAATGCAGAAAAGAAACTATTAGGAGTTCAAAGAGATATTAATGCGTTTAGAAGTGGTATAACTAAAAATGATGCAATTATATTCGATTTAAAACAAAAGACAATAGCATTAGAAATTCAAGAAGATAAACAGCGCGAAAAGAAAATAAAACAGGTAAAAGATTTAAGCTTTGAAATGCAGGATTTTTTAGCCAATCAATACGAATTGATTAAGCAACAAAAAGAATTAGAGGCGCAAGCTTTAGAAGGTATATTTAAAGACGAAGGAAACAGTTTAGATCAGCGATTAACTGCTTATGATGCTTTTATAACTAAAAAGATTGAGCTTGCAAATTTAGAGCTTGCAGAACAGTTACGCCTTAATAAAAAAGGAACTGAAGAGCAAAAAGCAGAGTTAAACGAAAGATATAACGAATTCATACGAACTGAAGGCGTAACAGCTCAACAACGTATTGACGCTAAAAAAGAATTAGATAGTGCTTTATTTTCTTTGGATAAAAAGACAGCCTTAGAAATTGAGTTGATTCAATTGAATCACGGAGTTAAGGTTTTCGATATTGTAAAAGATACAAATGATAAAATACTGAAATTAAAACGCGAAACGAATACTTTAGAAGTTCAAAGAGATTTAAATGAACAGGAATTAAAGGACTTAGAGCAGTTTAATTTGCAACT